AAAAGATACGCGAAAATGTAGTAGCTGCTCTAGCTTTTCAGGATTATTTTTAACCCATTCATGAACACCATACTTATGATGCATATCTTTAATGTCGTTTACCCAGTTCATGCTCATACAATAATTCCTTGGTTTGGGGTTACAATACTACCAGTTGCTTCTTTATATTGATTAAGAACATCGTCTACAGGATCAACTGTAAATAAAATATGAACGCCTTTAATAGTTAAACCATCTTCAGCTTTTGTGTATGGAACATAAGGCATAAAGCCAAGTTTACCTTCTTCAGCAGCATATAGCGCGACTGGTTTTTCAAATGTAATCGAATCGTTAGATTCATCTGTAATTGTAGCTATGACTTCTTCACCTGAAGTAAGTCGTATTAATTTAATAGTCATTTGTATCTCCTTTAATAATAGATATATTATAACACATTTTTAAGTGTTTGTAAACGTTTATTTTCATTTATTTTAAAAAAATTCATCGAGGGTTGCTATGTCTTTTGAGTTCCAACCAACAGCTTGAAGTATTGGATCAATAACACCTAAGAATGTTTTATCAAACTGAGTGTCATAATCAATGTAGCGATGTAGACCAAACTCTTCAGGCAGATAATCAAGGAAGGATACTACGTTTTCCTTTATATGATTAGGTGTTCGAAGATAGATAAACTTAATCTTTTCGCCATTCTGAATCTTGTTATATTGTTTAGTGAGCGATTTGTCCACTAGCATTTTGTTATACATGATACTACCACGAGCATGGATTGGCGTACCTTTTTTGTATATCGTTTGATTATCCATATAGTTAGTAAGGTTAGTTATACCTCGTGGAAACGCAATCTCATCGGGCGGAAGAGTTTTAAAGTATGTTCTAAACGTTTCAATATCATGTTGAACTTTTGATTCAGAACCACTAATGATCGTTTTAAACATTTGTTTGAGCGCTTCACGACATGGTGCTGGTGTAGAAGACTTAATAGCTTCGATACCCATAATTTTAAGCTTTGGTTCAGCATATCGAACGCCTTCGTTATCAAGAACGTTTAGGATATATCTTTTCTTTGCTGTCCAGATACCACGATCAGCAATTGCTTCACGTTTCATAACCATTCTGTTTTCGATGCCACCCATGACTTTAAACAAATCAGCATAGCTTTCTTCAAGAACAGTTTCAAGCTTCTCTTTACAAACAGTATCGACAAATTCCAATGGATTCTTAGGACTAACAGCTTTAACAAGATCATCGAGTACTACGTAAACAGAATCTGTGTCGATAGCAATAACATAGTCTTTTTTGGTTTTAAGAATTTTATTCAGATATTCGTTGATAGCCTTTTCAGCCCAGCGAATAGTAAGCTGACCAGATAGAGTAATACCTTCAGCAATACGTTGATCAAAGAATCTAAAGTACTTGTTACCAAGTGCACCATAAAGACTGTTTAGAAGAATCTTAATAGACATTTGTTGATTTTCTGCGATGTTAATATCGCGTTGAACTCGATACAATTCTTGCTTGTTATTTTTGTCAACCTTTTCAAGTTCTTTTTGGCCATTGATCATTGCGCGTTTGATTACAACGCGTTCACTGTACATTTCATCAATGATTTTTGGTAGGATGCCTTGTTCATCAGTAGTAAAGTACTGACCTGAAGCTGAAGCGCATTCATTGGTTTCAAGCTTAGGTTTAACATCACCACTTAAAAGACTATCAACAGTAACATTAGCAACTTTACCATTGATAATAGTTTCGGGAGACATGTTATTTTGCATAATGATTGATGGATACAGTGAGTTCAAATCAAAAGAAACAACCCATTCGTGCATTCCAACATGTGGATCTTTTACAAAGCCACCTGGATATGGCGATTTAAACTTTTCTTCACCAAATGGAACGATGACGTTATTTGCATGTAGATTACGAAAGATAATAGAATCCCATATAGCAGTTGTACCCATAACATCACCATAGTTAACACCACCACGATAAGCCATAGTAAGAGCTAATGTAATAAGACCCATCTTATCTTCGAAGCGATCTACCAAGTCTACATCTTTAATGTTGTAGTCAATAAACTTTTGATGATCGTGAATGTAAAGAGTATGTAGGTTACCATGTTCTTCATAAGAAAGCTTACGTTCTCCAAGTACTACGTGAGCAATATTGTCAAGCTTGTATGATTCTTGTGGACCATACGAGTAACCAAATTTACGAAATAGATCAAGGTAATCCATTTGAGCAATACCTTGAATTTCATAAGCGCACTGTTTACGCTGCATTGTATTGACATCACGACGATCGATTAAACCCCAGGGAGATAATCTACGAACAAACTCTTCGCCGTGGATTTTGATGATACGATTAACAAGGTATGGTATATCAAAGAATCGTGAATTCCAACCAGTAATAACATCTGGACATTGCGATGGTAAAGACCAATGCGCAATGAATTTTAATAGAAGTTCTGATTCGGTCATACACTTTTCATATACTACACGATTTTCTGTCATGTATGTATTTTCTACATCGTAATCTTTAAGACCCCAGACATAAAACGTGTTATCAATATTGTTTTTCATACAGATTGCTGTTACCTCATGAGCAGCTTCTTCTGGTTCAGGAAAACCAGCATCTGATTGTACTTCAATATCGATTGTTGTAACGTTAATAAGATTACGATCAAACTTAATATTGCCAGGAAAGGCTTCATTGATATAAGCAGGGATATGTTTATTGTTTCCATATATATGACGGCCAGCAGTGTGTTGATTAGCTGATAACCATTCTTTGGCTTCACGCATATCAGAAAATTTAATAGGCGCGACTTTTGTACCATCTAAGGCTTTATATGGAGTTTCCTTAGGAGTGTTAACATAAAATGTTGGTTGGTACTTGATCTTTGTTTGAATTTTTTTGCCATTGTTATAACCACGATAAAGAAGGTTATTGCCATAGCGAGAAACCGATGTATAAAATTTCATAGTGTAGAGATATCCGAATAATAAGTATATATTATATCATATTTTAGGTCAAATGTAAACGATTATTTTTAAAAAGTTAGGAGGGATTGCTCCCTCCCTTCTTAAGGCGTTAGTATGAACTCGCAGCCACCATCATAATAAATGGAGATATGCTTAGTATCCCAGCTATTAATAAAGTTGCTTCGAATCCAGATCTAATGCCGTGCTTGTGTTTACGTATGTAACCCATAGTCTGACTCCAGTAGATAGTTTATTACAACCCACTGAGTTTTCGCTGCTCACCGGATTTACTCGTTGAGTAAACCCTTCTTCTTTGATGTCCCAGTAGATCCGATTTCGATCTTCCGAGGACGCCTCTCTTCTGGAACTTCGACTCTGGCGTTAACCACAAGTATCCCATTCACAAGATCAGCCCCATCTATTACGACAAATTCTGAGAGCCGGAAGGACTTCTCAAATTTGCGGGATGATATACCTTTGTGTGCGTATTCACGTTCGTCATCAAATGATCTTTCGCCTTTTACTAATAGAATACCATCTTTTACTTCGATAGAGATATCGTCATTTGTAAAGCCCGCAACTGCTAATTCAATGATGAAATTTTCAGCATCGATTTTAACAACATTATGGGGTGGATAGTTATCTTGAGCTCTACCAGCAGTGTGTATTCTTTCAAGCTCGTTAAGTATTGGTTCAAAACCAATGAATAGTGAACGTGGTACGTTCATAGTACTTCTTACCATTTTATTTCTCCTCCTATGCATATAGCAAGGTATTATTTATGGACCCGATTATTCAGCATCCACATATATTTATACAAGCAATTTAGCTAGTTTAAATATTCTTTAGTAGTTTATTCCATACTTTTTGTATTCTACTTGATTTCATTAATTTGTGTAATTTTTTAAACATTGTATTCCTTTAATATGTTGGGTCTTTAGCTGGATAGCTAACTAACCCTAGTGTGTCTGGTATGTAATCTTCTGGAAAAAATGTTTCTGGAAAATCTACGTACTCTGGTTTATCTGTAACGCATTTATTATTTTCGAGTAATTCATCATACGTTTCCCCAAGTCTATTCATCCAATTTATCCAACCCCAGTCTTCGTTTTTCTGATTTTCAAAATCTACGGTGCCCTGTAATCTTTGATCATAAACATAAGTTGGATATATTTCGTGCAAATGTCTTAAATTTATATTACCTTGACTCCATTCGTATTTTAAATTTAAATACTGTACTGTATCTTCGCCAACAATAAGTTCTGGATCAAATCTAAAGTCACTGGTTGTTGCTCTTTTAGAATAAAATACAACTCTTAAATGCGGTTCCCAGTTATCGATATAATCATATGCAAAAGAATATATTTTATGTTGCGCAGCGTTAAGAGCTATTGAATACTCAGGCCCGTCTGGATGCATATTATCGATAGGTACTCCAGTTCCTGCAACTTGTCTTTCCCACCATTTTTTGCATTGTTTAAATGATCTAATAGCATAACTTGGTTTATAGTTTGGATCGAGGTCAGTGCCTTGAAATAGAGTTTTTGCAAAATATTCTGGAATCAAGCCTAATTGATATTCTAATGCTATTACATCTGGTGGTGATTCTGATTGAGCAATTTTATCATATAACCATATTCCATGAGGAGTGATAAAATCATCACCATCAACTAAAATCATGTAATCATTATCAGAAGCTTGGAATATATCTAGAACGCTATTTTTACCTGTTGATGGAGTTCCATCACTATACGTTATATGATAATCAATTCCTTCTGATATGGCCCAAGCTTCAGCATCAGCTAGATATTGAGAGTTTTTTTCTGCATGCTGATCACACCATATATTTGAATTAAAGACATACACAACATCTTCTTTTGGAATAGTATCTAAATGCCTTTTTGTAGTAAACATATTACTACTGCATAATACATAATATTTTAACTTAGCCATAAATTACTCAGTTGGTTTTACGGGCCACACTATTACAGATGGAAAGCCTTCTTGATTTGTAATATCTCTTAAACTTTGTCTGTATTCGGTGAACGCGTCTGATAGATCTCTATCCGTTAAAGCATTATTATCAGTTTGAGCTAATAGCTCGTCTCTTTTATTTCTAACAACGCTTGCTAGTTCTTCATCACTTAAATCTGTGACTGTAAAAATTCGAGTTCTTGTAGTTTCAGTTTCTTCCCAAGTTTCATTTAACTGTTGAGTATTAGGATCATAGTCAGGATAATCACCTACTACGACGTCTTTAAGAGTTCCTGTCCAACTTTCAGGAGTAAAAGCTACAGACGTAGTTTCTCTGTGATAAAATGATGCAGCTTCCGTTTGAGCATCTTTAGCCATGTTTACTATTTTTGCTTCAGATATATCGCCTTCATAATATCTTCTAGTGATATAATCTCTAAAGCCTTCTTCAACAAATTTAAATACAACCATTTTTTCTGTAGTATCTATACTACGTATTTGATAATCTCTATACATTTTTTCTTTCCTATTAAGCCATTTTTATAGCTATTTGACCGGACTCTGCCGAAACAGGCCTGGCGTGTGATGCTCTCTCTATCGCGCGGAAAATACTTGTTAAAGGCCCGTTGCCAGCTATATCAAATCTCCAAAAGTATGCAAGAGACCCCGCATAATAACTACCAGGTATAGAACCAAATTCATTAGCGCTAGTTCTATATATACTGTAGCTATAATTCGTAGCTGCAGTTCCATGTGGAAACCAATTAGTTGTTAAGTCATCTACTGGCCAACCATAAACTGGCGTTTTATTATTATATCTAACCTTTATTGAGGTCCAACCAGAATTACCCGAGCCTCTTTTAACTATGTAAATCCGATTGACGTAAGTAGAACCGCTAATCAGGCC